CCGGCGGCCACACCGGCCGCGGCGCGGACCAGTTCGGGACCCTCCTGGCGGTCGCGGACCTCGCGCTCTACGACTGGCCGCCGGAAGGCGACACCCTGGCCGGCTGGGCCGAGAAGTTGAAGGCGGCGGGCCTCGCCGAGGTCAGCGACGACCTGGCCGATCACGAGCGCTGCCTCGAGCAGCTGCGCGGCTCGATCGTCGACGTCTTCAAGGGCGGCCGCAAGCAGGTCCTCGGCGCGATCGTCGCCGAGGCCGCCGGGCGCCGCGGCCAGGACGGGACCCTGCCCGACGTCACCGAGGCGACGGCGACCCTGGCGCTGTTCGGCCTCAAGGTCGAGCTCCAGGCCGAGCGCCAGTTCCTGGCGGTCGCCAACAAACACCGCGGCCTCGACCAGGTGTTCCGCGATACGCACTGGGCGGGGCGCAGCGGCACCAGCGGCGGCTGGGTCCAGGCGCTGCGCCGGGTGCCCGGCATGGTGCGGCCGAAAAGCGCCCTGCGCTTCGGCGCGATCCGCGCCAGATGCATCCTGGTGCCGCTCGACGCGGCGCTGGGGGAGGAGGAGGAGGAGTAAGTGATGACGAACGATCTAGCGAGAAACGGCGGCTGCACACTTGCAGGCCCGGGTCGAGGCGATTGCGCACACTTCATAGGCCTGCCGGGCGAATCGATCCCAAATCAACACGACGGCGCAGATGACACTCTAGACGTCTACGGGAAACCGAATGGCTGGTGTTGGTCGTGCTGGAAAGACCAGAAGATCGCTCGCGCGGAGTCTGCATTGACGATCGTGCTGGGCTGGCGAGAAATCGATTGGCCAGAAGGGTTTGATCGTAGAACCGCAGAGCTGATCGCTGAAGAGGTCCGCAGCGCTCTCACACTCCAGCCCATTATCCTGTCGCCATGATTTTTTTTGCGCCTTCCCCAATTCCCTTGAGGTTGCAAACAGGTCGCCGACGGCGCGCGCGAGATGTGTTTGTCTACACCTGGGGCGGGGCTGTACCGGCAGGTGTGCCACGGCCACGGCCGCTAAGCCCTTGGCGCGGCGCGCAGATCCGGTGCCTGGTACAGTTGTCCACGGTGGAACGGCCTGGAGAGGGCACGCATGTGAGCGCGCGCCCCCGCGCGTTAGAGGGCCAACAGGGCGTAGACAGCGTAGACAACTGTACCACTGCCTCAAAAGGTGAATGATAACAAGGGCTTGCGGCCAGCGTTTCTGGCACACTCGGTGGTACAGTTGGCACACTCTATTAAATATCAGGGGTTTAAGGCGTGACATCGAAGCTGGGTCTGCAAAGCGCCGTCGAAGAGGCGGTCCAGGGGCACGGGCCGGAGCCGGAGCCTGAGCAGCTCGCGCTGCCGGTGCTGCCGCTGGCGCCGAGCGAGGCGGTGGACGACGACGGCCAGGTCGTGCGGCGCGGGCCGGGACGGCCGCCGGGGGCGCGCAACCGCTCGACGCTGGCGATGCTGGAGTACCTGCAGGGCCAGTATCGGTCGCCGCTGGTGGCGCTCGCCGAGACCTACTCGCGGACGGTCGACGACCTGGTGGGGGAGCTCGGCTGCAAGAAGCTCGAGGCGATCAACCTGCAGGTCGAGGCCATGAAGGCGAGCCTGCCCTACTGGCACGCCAAGCAGCCGGTGGCGGTGCAGATCGACGGCAAGGGCCTGGTGACGCTGATCATCGAGAACGCGGTGGCGGCGGGCGGCGAGGCGGGCGACGGGGCGCTCCTGATCGAGGGCCAGCTGCTCGATCCAGACAATGAGGAAAATCAATGACTTACGCGAACGCTCGCGGCGCAGTCGGACAGCGCCAGTCGGACAGACGGCTTGGCGCCGCGGTTTGCGCCCGCTCGGCACCTGATCTGACATCAGGCGCGCCGCGCCAGACCCCACCCCGGGTCGATCGAGAGGGGGGGGGCCCGAAATCCCCGCCGCGCCGCGTAGTAGGGGGGTGTATCCGAGGACTTTTCACATTTGACCGAAATGGCTACTCCGCGCGAATAAATCAGAAAACCATCGGGGACAAAGGGGAGGCCGGGGCCATGGGAGCGGCGCCGTGAGCGGCGAGGTCAGGCTGGCTTGGCGGGCGCCGGGGCCGGTGGCGGCGGCTTATGTGGCGGACCGGAAGCGGATCGGCTGCATCCAGGGGCCGATCGGCGCCGGGAAGACGAGCGCCTCCTTCATCAAGATACTGACCCTGGCCCAGGAGCAGGCGCCCTCGACCCGCGACGGGGTGCGCAAGCTCTGGGCCTGCGTGATCCACAAGACCTACCGGCAGCTTTGGCGCTCGACGATCAAGAGCTGGTGGAAGTGGATGCCCCAGGACGCCGGCAAGTGGTCGGGCGGCAAGGACGAGCCGGCCAAGCACGAGATCGCCATGGCGCTGCCCGACGGCACGCGGGTCGATCTGATGATGGACTTCATCGCGATCGGCGACCACCAGGTCGAGGACGTGCTGCGCGGCTACGAGCCGACCCTGTTCCTCCTCAACGAGGTCGACCTGCTGGCCCATGAGGTCTTCATCTACACGCGCGGCCGGGCCGGGCGGTATCCGGCCATGGATGAAGGCGGCCCCTCCTGGCACGGCTTGCTGATGGACTGCAACGCGCCGGTGATCGGCTCGTGGCTGCACGAGCTCGCGACCGACGGCGGCATCGACAACATGAGCTACTTCTTCCAGCCCTCGGCGCTGTCGCCACAGGCCGAGAACCTCGAAAACCTGGTGGCCGGCTATTACGCCGACCAGATCCAGGGGCAGCCGGCCTGGTACGTCGAGCGGATGATCGAGAACCGCTTCGGCCAGCGCCGGGACGGCAAGCCGATCTTTCCCGAGTTCAACGACCGGCTCCACGTGGCGGCCGAGCCGCTGGAGGCCAACGATAACCTGGCGCTGATCGTCGGCATGGACGCGGGCGGGACGCCGGCGGCGACCTTCTGGCAGCGGATGCCCGATGGCCAGTGGCGCGGGCTGGACGAGCTGGTGACCGAGAACGACGCCTCCATGGGCCCGGCGCGCTTCGGCGAGCTGCTGGCGCAGAAGCTCAAGGAGCGGTTCCCCAAGTGCCGCGAGATCAAGGCCTGGGCGGACCCGGCGGCGCAGTACGGGAGCGACGGCGAGGATCGCAGCTGGATCGAGATCGTCGCGAAGAAGAGCGGCATCAGGATCCGGCCGGCGCCGGGCAACAACCGCCTGACCGAGCGCTTCGAGGCCGAGCGCGGGCCCATGACGCGGCTCATCGACGGGCACAAGCCGGGCCTCCTGATCAGCCCGCGCATGAAGATGCTGCGCCGGGCGCTGGGCGGCCAGTACCGCTACCGCAAGATCAAGCTGGCCGAGGCCGAGCGCTACACCGAGGAGCCGGACAAGAACGCCTACAGCCACGTCGCCGAATCGAGCCAGTACGCCAAGCTGGGCGGCGGCGAGTACGCCGAGATCAAGGGCCGGAAGGCCGCCGGCGAGACCGACTGGAAGAAGCACGGCCGGGTGGCGCGGGACGCGGGCGCGGGCCCGAGCGGGTATCAGCGGGAGGCGCGGGGGTGACCCTCCTACGCCGAGGCTTCGGAGGGCAAGTGTAGTGTGCCGGCCGCGGAGGTTGACGGGGGCGGAGGAGCTGGCGCTCGGCGCGGCGGTGGCGGCGGCGCGGGCCCGGGGGGTCGCCTGGAAGCTGCTGATGCGGCGCTATGGGCTGGGGCGGACCAAGCTGAACGAGCTGTGGGCCGCGGCGCGCCGGCAGACAGAGAAAAAAGATGTTCGCGAACATCTGCGCCCTGGACAGGCGGGCAAGGGCAACGGCTATGGTGGGCGCTCTCCCGAGCCGGCCGACCGAACCGGAGCGCGCTGATGGCGACGATCAAGTGGCAGAAAGTCAAGACGCCGTTCGACGGCACGGTGCAGCTGTTCAAGTGGGCCAACATGGCCGACGGCGACGTCGGCCAGGCGGTCGCGGCGGCTGGGTTCAACGACAAGACGGTGCGCGTGGCCGGCGACTTCGGGGCCGGCGGCCAGGTGGTCGCCGAGGGCTCGCTGATCCCCGAGACGGTGCTTGCCGCCGACTACGACCCGCTGGTCGACCCCCAGGGCAACCCGATCGCGTTCTCGGTCGCCGGCATCGAGACGGTGCTGGAGAACGTCTACCTGTTCCGGCCCCGGGTCGCCGCCGGCACCGGGGTCGACGTGACCGTCTACCTGCTGACGAGGTGACCCCCATGGGAGCCAATATGGACTTCGCCCAGGCCGCCAAGCACGCGCAGTCGATGAAGAACCAGTTCCGCGCCTTCGAGACGCTCGAGGAGGTGCTGACCGCGTCGGCCCAGGCCGCGGCGTCGATCGGTGCGGCGCGGCGGGAGCTGGCGGCGGTCAAGGACGTGATCGTGAAGGTCACGGGCGACCGCGACCGCGCCTATGAGCTGCTCGACCAGACCCTGGCCGAGAACGAGCGGGCGACGGCCGAGGCCGCCGCGGCCGCAGCCGCGCAGGTCGAGGCGAACGCGGCCGAGATCACGCGCCAGCTCGAGGAAATCGAGTCCGTGCAAGACAGGCTGCAACGTCGTCGCGAAGCCAGCGCCGAGACGATCGCCGGGCTCGAGGCGGCCGAGGCGGCGGCCCGGGCCAGGACCGAGAAGGCCGAGGCGGACTTCGCCGGCGTGCGCGAGCGCGTCAACGCCGCGGCGGCCTGAGAGCGGCCGCATGGCCGGCAGGCAACGCTTCAGCAAAGTACGGCAACGGGGCACCGGGCGCGTCGTCCGGGGCAAGAGCCTGTTCGCGCGGCGGGTCGGCCTGGCGCTGGTCTGCCTGCACAACGAGAAGCGGCTGAACCTGCCGCTCGAGAACGTCGCGCGCCTGCTGCACGCCAAGGGATTCCGAAAGATCGGCGCCGCGGTCGAGCAGAGGGTCACGCGAAGCGGCGATCACCTCCTGATCGGCGGCTGGCAGAAATACGACGAGCGCGGCCAGGACCACATCAAGATCCCGCGCGGCCGGGTCGGCGAGGCCTTCGTGATGCTCCAGCAGCAGGGCGTGATCGACGCGCGCCTCGAGGCGCTGGGCGCCACGCTCGACACGATCCATTTCCCCGGCATCGCCCACGCGATCCGGGACCGACTGGAGGTTCACGGCAATGTCTGACAAGGCGCGCGAAACGCGGAAAAAGCATTGGCGCGAGGGTCGCGCGGCCCGGGCCGAGGGCGTGAAGATCGACGCCGACCCGCACAAGGCGGGCACCCTTGCCTCTGTGTTCTGGCAGCACGGTTGGAAGTCCGTTACCGGCCGGGGCGGCAAGCTCTGGGCGCGCGCCGAGGCGGCGCTCGCGAAGTCCTGATGGCACGAGAATAGGAGGCCGCCCCCATGCCGATCCAAATGGAGATCAACAACGCGCAGGCGATCATCATCTGCAACGGGATCGTCGACGCGCTCGACGTCACGACGGGCGGCACGCCGCCGGCCAATCCCGCGTGCCGGATCTTTTCCGGCGCGGCGCCTGGGGCGACGGATTACGCCGATGCTGTCGACCCGGCCGGACCGCTCGTCGATATCCCGCTCAACAATCCGGCTTTCGATCCAGCGGCGGATCAGAACCCGAACGCGCGCGCGGCCATGGACGTCACGCCGACGCCGAGCGCGACGCCGACCGCCTCCGGCACGGCCGCCAGCTTCCGTATGCGCGACCGGAAAACGACGACCGACACGATCTGGCAGGGAAATGTCGGGGTCAGCGCCTCGACCAACGATCTCGAGCTGTCGAGCGTGTCGCTCGATACCGGGACCGCCGTGCAGCTCACGTCCTGGACGGTCGATGCGCTGGAGGGTCCGGGCCTGTGAGCCAAACGGCGTCCTCGCCCGCGATCGAGATCGGGCGGGCGGCGCCGCTCTCGGAAGTGCGCCCGACCTGGGCGCCGAGGTGGTGCTGGATCGCGAGCTATCCCAAGAGCGGCAACACCTGGCTGCGACTCTTCGTCTCGGCCTATTTCTTCGGCGACGGCGAGGTCGGCATCAACGCGCCGGCCGGCGCCCTGGCCGGCGACCTGAACGAGAACGCCTACCGCGCCGTCACGGCGGGCGAGCTGGAGACGCTCGACCCCTACACCTGCTTCGTGGTCCGCCCCGCGGCGCTGCACTGGCTGGCCGAGAAGCTCGGCGGCGACGCCTTCGTCAAGACGCACTGCGCGCGCGCGCGCGTCGCCGGCAACGACCTGATCCCCGAGCACATGACGCGCGGCGCGCTTTACGTCGTGCGCGACCCGCGCGACGTGGCGGCCAGCTTCGCCGAGCACAACGGCACCTCGATCGACCTGGCGATCGCGCGCATGGCCGACCGGCACAGCTTCCTCGAGACGAAGCAGATGTATCACTTCCTCGACGGCTGGTCCGACCACGTGCGCTCCTGGACCGCGCCGGCGCCCTTCGAGGTCGAGGTCCTGCGCTACGAGGACATATGCGCCGATCCGCTCGCGGCCTTCGCGCAAGTCGTGCGGTTCCTGACCGGCGGCAAGGAGCCGGATACCGAGCTCCTGGCCCGCTCGGTCGAGGCGGTCTCGCTGGCGGGCCTGAAGGGCCAGGAGGCGGCTGCTCCGAAAGGGTTCCGCGAGGCGCGGCCGGGCCGGAGCTTCTTCGGCGGCCAGCGCGAGGCGCCGACCGACCTGCAGCGCGCGCGGATCGAGCGCGACCACGGCGAGGTCATGGCGCGGTTCGATTATCTGTGAAGGGCGGGGAGTGAGCTTATGGCAACTGATTCCTTTTTTCTCCGTATGGTCGGCGGCAATGTCGCTAACCCGACCCTCGTTGATCCGAAAGTATCGGCGCACGACTTTATGGCTGCCTTACAGTTATGGGTTCTGAGCGGTGAGATCACCAAGGCCGAGATCATTGCCAAGTTCGACGCAACAGCGGCGAATGACAGCGACGATCTCGACGCTTTCAATACTTGGCTTTCGGCGGCGAACAATCAGGACGGGTTCCTGCTCGTCGTCGAGAGTCGCCTGATCCTGGCGCGCGAGAAATTCAATCCTGAGCTCGTATCCCCTCATCTGGATCTAGATGGTTTGTGGGGTTTCGCTGTGAAATCGATCTTCGTCAACGGCGCAGACGACGCTCACTCGCTAGAGAACACCGGACCGGCGGGCCAACAGTTCAATGCTTGGTATCCAGGTTGATGGAAATGACATGCGAGAATGCGGATCTTGCCAAGCCTGTTGCATCTGGCCCTCGATCAAGGACGTAAAGCCGGCTGGAGAGCGCTGTCAGCACCTCTCGCAAGGTAATGGCTGCACAATCTATGAAACCCGGCCGGAAGCCTGCCGGGACTATATGTGCTCATGGATCCGAGGTCATGGCGGTGAGATCGACAAGCCGGAGATCTCCGGTGTTCTTGTCGATAGGCGTTGGATTAAGGGCAAGAAAGTCTTTATGGCCAAATCACTTCGGCCCGGAGCAACTAAGGCCAGGAAGGGACTCAAGGCAATCGAGCGGATCAGCGCTGGTTCGCCAGTCTTCGTACTGAGCGACAAGGATTCGAACGTGATCGAACGCACGAATACCGCGCTCAAGGCACCATTCCGGCTAAAGGATGTCCCTGATGGCTGGTGATGTTAAGGTTGCAGTTGCCTCCGCTACCCAGTCGAGCACAGACAGTGCAACGCAAGATTATACGATCTCTGGATTTGGTACGCCGAAGGCCGCATTAATTATTGCTTCTGCCGATGCTTCCGATGGCGTTAGCGCGACTCCCGGTGGTCGTTCTTGTATTGGTTTCTTCGACGGGACGCGCCAAGGCAGTCTTGCCCATCAAGACGAGGATGCTTCGGCGAAAGTCGATTGTGACGGTGCGCGGGATTACACGAAGGGCGCTCAGACGATTGACATTGCGGGATCGCCGACGACGATCACGGCGAGCTTCATTACTGATGGCGTCCGGTTGACTAATGATGCTACACAGGCTTGGGCCGGATTTGTTCAGGTCGTTTTGTTCGGGGGTGCTGATTTCTCCGGTGAGTGTGATACCGCCATCGTCGGAAGTAATTCCGGCAATACGGCAACCAAGACCTACAACACATCTGGTCTCGATCCTCACTTAGTCATGTTCATCGGTATCGATAAGAATACCGATGGCGCGCGAACTGGCATCATTAACAGTTTTGGCATTGCGAGTATTAACGCGCCGACGCGCGATACTTTTGTCAACCGCTGCATGTCATGGACAAGTGACCACAACAATACCGCCGGAGCGCCGTCATCGGTGCTTCAAAATAACCGTTGCCTTAGCATGGTTGATGAGTCTGGGGGTCTCGATTGGGGTATTGAATTAACTGCCGCAACAGCTGATGGCTTCACGATCACGACACGAGATGTGAATGCTGGCGCGAGTATGGAGGTTTTCTATCTTGCGCTTCATCTCGATGATCGCGCCTCGAAGATCGGATCGGTAACAGGGCCGACCACGACAGCGGACTGGTCGCCCAGTGTGA